GGTACCTAAAGGCTCTGTGAGTAAAAAGACACATGACAAGGCCGTGAAACAAGCCAAGGCTGAGACCCCAGACTACACATAATATGCTGATACCTACCAGACAGAGCACACAGGTCCAAGCAAGAGGCATGTTGGGTGCCGCTGGATCCTCCAAGGAGTCGGCAGAGGCCGCGTTCCTGCGTAGGACGTCCAATGACATCAATTTTTATTTCAAATGCCTTGGATACACTCCTACGTGGCAACAGCGAGAGCTTGTAGACGCCTTTGTGGCAGGAGAGCCTAATATAGCGGTACGCTCAGGAAAAGGACCCGGCAAAACGACCGTGACTTCTATCTTGATTCCTTGGTGGAGTCTCGTCTCCTACCAGAGCATGGCGGTTATCACGGCACCTACGATGGACCAGTGCCGGAATGTGTGGCTTGCCGAGGCCGAACGGTGGCTGATGAACGGCGACAAACGGGTGAAGCATTTTTTCAAATTTAATAACAATGGGTACGGCATACGAGGCAACTCTCAGAAGATTTGGGGAGGCAGACTCAGGACCGCGAATAAAAAAGAGAACCTACTCAGGACCGCGAATAAAAAAGAGAACCTACAGGGGCTCCACCGACCGAACATGCTCATTTACATGGAGGAGGCGTCAGGACTCTCCCATCCGATCATGCAGACCATTCAGGACACACTGTCCGGAAATAGTGATGCCTTGGCAACAGGGGGACAGAACAGATGTGTGGCCGTGGGGAACGGGAACACCCGAACCTGTCGATTCTTCGACTTCTTTCATTCATTAAAGGACAACCCATGGCACTGCCTCCACTGGAACGCGGAAGAGACCCCAGATAGTGCGTGGTTCTCCCAAAAACGTAACGATCTCATCTCGGAGGAGTTCGGAAAGGACTCGGACATCTACCGAGTAGCTGTTTTGGGAGAATTTCCGTCACTGGATCCTGATAATTTGATCAGTGAGCACGATTTAAACCAGTGTTTTGGTCCAGATGCTTACCTAAAAGCCTTCAATAACGAGGATACCACCAAGCAAATTGGCATGGATCTGGCCCGTTTTGGGGGAGATGAGCTCGTTACAGTCTTCAGAAATGGCCGAATTGTGCTTGATTTTGACGCCAGAAACCACGTAGAGCCTCATATTATGATCGATCGGGCAGTTATGCTCCAAGATCAGTTCACATGGAAGGACAGTGAGTGTACGTATGTGGTGGATACCTCCGGAATGGGGGAGTCGGCTGTCGGTCCCTTAGCCGACACAAGAAAATTAGGCAAGAGGGTCCACGAATTCCACTCACACAACACAGCCTTCGAGCGAACCAAGTATGCGGATAAGATTTCGGAGGCTTGGTGTGGCTTTGCTAAAATGGTCAGGTCTGGAGATCTTTATCTGGGAGAGAAGATCGATAAGCGACTGGTGACACAGCTCACTACTCGTAAATACTTCGTGACCAAAGATGGTTTGATTAAAATAGAGTCCAAGGACGAGTACAAGACCCGCTTGAAGGATACGGAGAACGGAAGTCTGGGCAAATCACCAGATAGGGCAGATGGGATCGTTATGGCCTTCTATAATCATGCTACCCAGACACAGCGGGTGAGTATGTATTAAGAGGGATCCATATAACCCTTGGCTATCATATCCGCCACCAAAGCATTGTAGGCGTCCTTTATATCAGCGATGGGAGTGGATGCCGGAACAAAGTCAGGCACAAAGGTCAGTAGCTCTCGGGCCATGTCGTTCCAGTCAGTCCCATCCGAGGTGTGGATACGGGCACCTCCGGTACCCCCCACCATAGCCAAGCAGTCTGCGTTTAATTTAGGTTTTTTGGCCGTGGTCAACGTCGGGGCGTCCGCGTACAGAGCCAAAGGGGCTGGAGCATCTATTACTTTTTCAGTATTATCGTTAAATCGGGTCACCCAGCCTGTGGAGGCGGAATCTAGGGGAACTTGAGCTGGTCTTGGCATATACTACCTCTTTTAACCAAAAATATACTTGCTTTTTTGTTTTTTAGTCAATACCTTTCGCATATTAGATGACTAAGAGGGATTTAAATACATGGCCAAGGAAAAGAGTGAATTAGTGCTAGCGCGAGAAGGCAAGGTGGGCAAACTGTCTATTGTCGGTGATATTGGCTGGGACTGGTTCGGGGTGGACTACCCTATGTTCAAGTCCCAGTTGAGTGACCTCGGAGATGTGGACATTCTGGAAGTAGAGATCAACAGCCCAGGCGGTATCGTCACGGACGGTGTGGCTATGTTCAACGCTCTAAGGGAGCACCCCGCTCCCGTACACATTTATGTGGTGGGAATGGCAGGCTCTATCGCCTCTGTAATTGCAATGGCCGCAGACCGGCTGTTCATCCCTGATAACGCATTGGTGTTTATACACAAACCTTTGAACGGGTTGATGGGTAACGCAGACGACATGCGTAAGATGGCCGACGACTTAGACAAGTTCGAATCTGCTTTGACGAACTCGTATATGCGCCTCTTTAAAGGCTCCGAGGACGAAATTGAAGCAATGATGTCCGGAGACACTTGGCTTACCGCCGAGGAGATGGACGATAAATTTAACAGTGTTACGGTGATCAGCTCCAAAGGGGGGGACGCCGTAGCCAAATGTGACATTGTGGCCGAATTAGGCGACATTGTGGCAATTCCTAAAGAATCTGCGGTGGACAGGGCAGTGAATGCCGTGCGCCATCGGGTAATAAATCAGGTGGATGACCCCAAGGAGGTTGATATGACACCAGAACAAATTCAGGCCATGGTAGATGCAGTGGCCGATGCGACAGCCTCCGCTGTAGTTGTAGCGTTGGATAAGAAAGACACGCCTCCAGCAAAGGAGCCAGAAGCCAAGATCGATGTTCCTTTTGTGGGCGACATGCAGAATCTTGAGGATGTGGAAGCACATGCTAAAAAAGTTGAAGTGGCTGAGATCCAAGCAGCGGCAGATATGACCACAGTTGCAGGAGTCCAAGCGTACCATGCGGCGTTGGCTAAATCCCAGGGCGTAGTGGCTCCGGTTGCTCAGTCTCCTGCAAGTTCGCAGTCAGTTGCTCATGTAGCCCCTAAGACTGATGTACCATTCAGCTCTGCTGAACTTGACGCGGCCAAAGCTCGTATGAGCAACTAAGGAGAATCATCATGGCACTTGTACCTAAAACTCTGACATCGACCGGTGGTTCCTTTCCGAACCAATCTCGTGTGAGCATGAACGACCATATCACAGCCGTCTTCGGCTCGGTGGCCGCAGATGCTACACTTACCTACTGTACACCAGCAGGCTATAACGAATCTACGGGCTTTTACGGCGCGTGGGTGGCCCCTGATCCTGCATCGGTGGAAATCGACACAGGCGGTGCGACAGGCGGGACGTTCTTCATTACGGTGAACGGCGTGAGCACAGGCACACAGGCATATAACGTATCGGCAGTAGCCCTGACGGAAGTACTTCGGGCTATGGGATACACAGCTACCGTGACTCTGGACACAGGCGTCTATGATGTCTCGTTCAACGCTGACTCGGAAGTACAGACTGTCCCAACCCTTACTGGGGATGTTGCAAGTCTGACAGACGGGTCTGGTGAGGCGGCTACGGTCACTGCCGGAGCGTCCACGTATGGATTGAGCGCTTTGAAAGGCTTCATTTGGCCGGAAGAAGTTAATGTAGTGACAACTGGCGAAGTTCACGGTGAAGTTATGACCAAAGGTCGTATCGATTACCGTGACATTGAGCCTACCGTTGATTCGGGGGATGTCGCCGCGTTGGAGACCGAAATCAAGCGCAGTGCTCTTGGTCGTGGTCTAATCGTTGAAGGATTGCCTAATATCCACTAAGGAGAACCAAGATGAGTATCGAAATTATTGCAGCCACTGATAAAGTGGTATTGACAGACGTAGTGGATAAGCGGGAAAAGGGCAAGAAGGCTTTGCAGGCCATGCTCTTTGACGATTCCACCACATCCCTTCTCACGGGAGAGTATCTCCAGGCTGATATCCTTACGGGTCAGAACGGAATGGCTCCATTCGTAGAGAAAGACGGAAAGGCTATCGCCATCGAGCGACTGTCCGGAAGTTCAGAGATCATTGAATGTCCAAGTATCAATCTCAAATCACCACTCACCTGTAACGACTTCTTATTGAAGCGCCAGGCGGGAGAGATGAACATGGTCACTAATGGCGTGGATATTTACCGCGATGCTGCTGAGAAGCAAATCAGGGAAGATGTCCTAACCACAGACGATCTTGTGGAGAATCGGAAAGAATGGATGGTTGCCCAGCTCCTCCAAGGAAGCATTAGCTACTCTGTAGAGGGTAAGTCATCCTTCACTATCGAAACTCAGAAGCCAGGCGGTAACACGTTCACTGTGGCAGACCTTTGGTCTACTTCGGACGCTAAGATCTTTCGGGATATCAAGCGAGCTAAACGTGTAGTCCAGCCTTACAGCGGCCCAGGGTTCACTGCTGGTATCTGTGGTCAGAACGCCTCGGATGCCCTTACGGACTTGCTGGAAGCAGGTACGGTCAAGCCTATCGCTACCGACACCGGCGTCGCGGCAGGGTTGGCTAGCTTTATCGAAGAGTTCCAGTCAAATGGCATGCTCTACATTGGTACCTTTGGAGGAATCCCATTCTTCGAATATGCAGGCACCTACATCAAGGACGACGGAACAGGTGACTCTGCTCCATTCATCCGGACCGACTACGTTGAGTTCGTAACTACCCAACAGCCTCAGTTGCGTAAGATGTACTACGGGGTAATCAGGGACATCGAAGCTGTCTTAGCAGGAATGCACATTGCCAAGAGCTTTGTGAACTCCGACCTTGATAAGGATCGTGGAACGTATATTGCGTACCACAAGACTCGTCCTTTCCCTTGGTTCAAACGACCAGAGTGGTACGTTTCAATGAAGGTGACGTAAGCCCTCTTCGGAGGTGAAAAATCACCCGCCTTCGGGCGGGTGACTATTTTGAGCAGAAAACAAAAGGAACGGTATGAGCAACAAAATTTATGTAAGTGACGCCAATTACTACCCAGGAAGCAAAGAGCTGAAGAAGGGAACCGAGTTCACGGAAGCGGAGTGGGTGGAGGCGGGAAGCACAGCCAAGGCACTTGCGGTGCATGTGGAAAAAGGGTACATCACGGAAGTGGTCGGCAAGGAAGAAGCCGAATTTGTGCCAGTCGACGCCCCAGCAGATGAAGAGCAGGCGGAGGAAACCGCTGAAGAAGTGCAGATCACAGCCAAGCCCACAGGCGTATGGAATTATAAGCAAGAGGACTTGGAGCAGTACAATCTCGAAATCCTCAACACCTTGTATAAGGATCGTGCCAAAGAGTTCGACCTCCCTGTCCGCCCCTTCACCAATCGGGAAAACCTGATCACAAAGATGTGCTCGGAGAATTAAGATGCCCGTTGCGCCTCTATACAATACCGATATGGCTTCGTTGCTGGAGCGTGTGCGGATGTCTTCTGCGGATGACACGGACACGCTTGCTCTTATCGATCAGACTGTATCAGAGGTGCGTCTGGGATTCTTTAGGTCTTTGGGGAAATCCAGAGCCGTTACGATAGTGGGGTACGCTTTAGTCGATAACCCATTGTCAGACAACGAAGTGTTGAAAGCCGGAGCAGCCAACACAGAAGCACTTTGGGTGACATGGTTACTGGCCCAACGACTCCCTCATCTGTTTATGGACAACAGCGCATCTACGGGAGACGCGTTTAACGATGAGCAGTTGACTCGGGATGCCTCTGGACTACATGACTTCTTAAAGGCGTTGAAAACCGAAATAGACCAAGGATTGGGAGACCTGATGTCGCCCGTATCGGAGACCGCTGGCTCTCCGAAGTCTTCAGCTATAAAAAATGAGACCACTAATCTGGTCTACGATAATTTTGTTGGACTGTACCCAAGAGGGACGAACTAATGGCTGTACGTACAGAGGTACAAAAAAGAGTGACAGAGATGGTGTTGGCGGGGACCTTCTACAAGGTCACTTACGTAGACAAAATCCCCACGGAAACAACGACTACCCTCTCTCCTTCCTCTGTTGTGATGAATGAGACCAACAGTGGATTGAGTACCCTTGTAGCAGATACCGGAGGGTGCTCCCACGCACCAGTGCAGAAAAATTGGCGGTTCGAGCTGGTAGCCGCCTTCGATTCTGAGGTGTCCGTTGATTACTTTTTTGAGAACGAATTTAAAAAACTCTATTTTACATACGAAGGGCTTTTAGTTAATGTGGTGGCCACGGGTGACTATAATGTGACCCACCCACCACGTAACGACTCCCACAATGGGACTAAGCTAACGCTAGGACTGACAGTAAACACCAGGAGGTAGAAACATGTCACAAGCAAATACAATACCGGATACTTCAACCTACGTCCTTGGCCGTGGAAAGATGTATTTTGCAGAAATAGGCACAGACGGAAAACCTCTTGGGTATCGGTTTGTGGGTAACTGTCCCGAAGTAACATCGACCGTTGAGTCTGAGAACTACGAGCATTTCCGATCTACCTCGGGACTCAAAACGAAGGACCTGGACATCATCATTCAGCAGTCTATCGCGTGGACAGCCTCTCTGGAAAATATGGATAAAGAAAACATATCCCTATTCTTCTCTGCTGAGGAAAAATCAGGCTTCATCAATCCATCTATTACCGGATTCGCCGACACTACTGTGGTGGTGGCAGGTGGGATGGTGTCGGAAGCTACCGGGGGTCTTTGGTTCGATATCATCGACGCTACCGGCGACTTGGCGACTGGCTTAACAGCTACCAACAACCTGACTCTGAAATCTACTAACGGGACTCCGGTCACGCTGGTAGCAGATACCGATTACACCGTGGATACGGAAACGGGTCGTGTGTTCTTCTTGGACTCCTCGGCAGTGCAGACCATCATCAGCGGTTCAGAAGGCGTAACAGCTACGGTTACTGCGGATGCTTCGGCTCCTACGTCCGTCAAGCTGGAAGCGGGAACTAAAGGTGAAACCAATGTGGCCATTAAGTTCGAGCTGATCAATGCCCAGACAGACGTGGTCGAGTTGATCTTCTTCGTCCATAAGGGTGGGGTTACTTCCAACGGAGACGCTGGATTCATTTCAGACGAAGCGGCACAGCTTCCTATCTCCATCGCGGTGGAGCAGAATGATGCATACGATGCACCTATGACCATTCGAGATCTGCGCGAATAGGCAAAAGACGTTGACAATAGAAGGCATACCCTATAGTTTCTGACTGTAGGGTATTTTTTATGTATAGGCCACTAGGCCGGAAGGGAGAGTAATTATGTACAATAATAGATTAGTCGCTAAGGCGCTTGTAGACTACATGGAGACATGTAAGGGAGTAGGGAATACCACAGTAATGGTAGAGGGGGTTAAGTCTAACCCAAATACGATTGTGGTAGGGTCGAATGGTACATGGTTGCATGGGAATGCAGATGTATATGGATTCCGTGGACATAAAAGGCTGACATTGGCGAACATCTCCGATGGTTACTTAAGGAGCATCCACGATAAACCTATAGCAATTGACCACCATGCACTATGTATGGTGCTATCTGGGCTACTCAAGGACATGTCTGACTTGGAACAGGAAATAGATAAACTCAAAGGTTAGGGAGAGTAATTATGAAAGATTGGTTATCAAAGAAGGTTGTAGAAAAAACGATTGAAGGTGAACTCATCAGATTCCGCAAGGTTCCTGTAGGGACTCTTAGCAAATTCCGTTGTATTAACAAGGATCTTGCAAAAGCACTGGGAATGGTGTTCAAAG